GGTATTTCATTAATAATCTTTTCTGCTATTTGCAAATATTCTTCCGCATGAAGTATTTTGCCTTGTTGACTTCCAATTACATGGAATTTATCTAGATTTAATCCTGGTATACCTTCTAGATCTCTCTTTTTCAATCTACCTTCAATGTTCAGGTAATACACTTCTCGTGTATTTTTAAGGTCTCCTTGATATTCCGGCTTCTGTGCTGTTGCTGCAAAGTCTAGGCTCGTTGTGGTTTTTCCACACTTTGGCTGACCAGTTAATACGACAAAACTTCCTTCTGGAATACCACCATTTAAAACTATATCTAAAGATGGACTCACAGGAATAATAATGCTTTTACGATCTACTATAGCATTACCAGTTAAGATAATATCATCGCCAAAACTTTTCGTTACATCTTCTTTTAAGCTCATTCTAAGTCCTTTAATTTTGATATAATATTATTTTTAATTTTTGGTTTACTATAAACTATATCTGATTTACGTTCAAGCGTAATAGATAAATCCTGATTTTTAGATTCCAAAATCTTTTCTTCTTCTTCTATGATAGCCAGCAGATGCGGGGCTCGCAGAGAATAAATTTTCTCAGACTTGGGATTGTTTAGTGCTTTAATTATAGCTAGTTCATTGTGTGTCTTGACCAGTTTATTAGCAGACGCTATCTGATTTCTATAATAAGCAGCCCATTCTTTGTTTATCCAAAATCTATAGTGCAGATCTCTCTTTTCTCTTTTGGCCCTTTTTTCACAAATCATTTCTGTGATATATTGAGCCGCAGAAACTTCCTTACCATTCGAATATTTCGATGGATATTTTTTATTATTCATTAGGGTCTACGATAGATATAATTATCTGTATTTTTTGAAGATGAATTCATATTCTTATAAAAATCATCTCCTACTTGAGAAGCGCCTTGCGTCATGATGCTGACAGTGTTATTCTTTTTATCCGATGTGTGTCGAATCATCAAGTTTTTTGTTTTATCTGTCTTGGGCTGTTCTTCTACTTTAGGTTCTTCTGTATTAGGCACCAAAGTTGTCAAAAATCTTTTAACTTGAGATTCTGATAATTCTAATTCTTTAGCTATGTATTTTGCATCACTGTTTTGGTCATATAAGTATTGTATTGCATATTTATCTTTTTTTGTTAATTTGCTCATTATACTAGCTCCCTTTCGGCATTGTTTAACCATGCTAAGTTTTTGGTAGTTAAAAACGATACGTACATATCAAAAATCTTTTGATTAACTTCTTTGAATTCAAATTGTTTTCTACCAATTTTTGCTAGAAACTTTTCACTATGTCCTTCGCTATACAAACCAATAGGATTATATATCTTACCATAAGTGCCTACTTTTATATAAAACTTAGGAGATCTACCGTCTATAGAGACTTTTTTTGCTAAGGCTTTGTCTTCGTTGTTGATTCGCGGATGATCGTTATCATCAAGATACTGATGATCTCCGATAACAGTATAGGACTCTACTGTTCTAGTTGGCTTTTTATTGTCTTGGATAAACATGTCTATGTCGGCCATATTGTTTTATTTCCTTTCTTCATTCTGGTCATCCCCGTGGGGAGTGCTGGTAAATCCTGAGTATCTTTATAGTCGTTATGCTTTTTATTCAAACGAGCTTTTTCGTCATTACTTAGTCTGTCTCTGTTTCTATTTGCTAGATCACCAACTGTTTTAAGTTCGGTATCTGACTTTTTAACAGAACAATTTTGAGTTTTTACATCGTCAGCATATCTACGATATGTGTTTTGACTTTGACATTCTACACATGCGGGATTACAGATATAATCCTTTATATAGAAAAATAGCTCAAAGTCTTGCTTACAATCAGAACAAGTATAAGAATAAGTAGGCATAAATTATAGGTAAGATTTGGGCAAATATAACTGCCACTCCTCTGGAATGTTATCTTTTATCTTACGAAGATGGTGGGCTATTGGCAAGTATCTGACAGTTTTGGATGGTTGTATTGGTAAATTTTTAAGGACCATATTAGCTTGTTTTGGTGTTCGATTCCCCTTTTTTCTATTGCAGAATACACAGGCGGTTACTATGTTGGTCCATGTTGTTGGGGAACCATCATTATGATTCCATTTTGATTTGGGTATAACGTGATCATATGTTAACTGATTATTTTCAAAAATATTATCACAATACTGACAAGTATATTGATCTCTTAAAAAGATATTTTTACGAGAGAATACAACAGCAGAATCTTTTAAATGAAAAAATCTTTTAGTTCTGGCTACTGATGGAATAGGGTGTTTTTTATTATTAGACCCTAAGATATAATCATTTTTATAGAAATCAATAATGTCTATTCCATAGATAGGATTATTTTCATATTTTATCAACCATGTAATAGCCTTTTTCCATGAAATAAGAGATAGCGGAGTATAGTCTGCATTTAATAAAAGACATTTAGAATTACAACTTTTCATTTTCTTGAGCTTCTAACCTAGATAAAATATTTGCGATAATAGGATTACGCACAATATCTGTATTATCTAATACTGAAATACCTATCCCGCTTAAATCTTGTAAAAAGTTTATAAGATCTATAAAGCCGCCACGCATATGTCTTTGTAAATCAGACTGTGTAACGTCGCCTGTAAGAACCATTTTACTATTCATGCCTGTTCGTGTCAATAGCATTTTTAATTGATCGTAGGACGCATTTTGACATTCATCAGCTATGATAAAGCTATCATGAAAATTTCTTCCTCTCATAAGACCCAAAGGAACAATTTCTATTTTGTTATTGAGTTTAAATGAGGCATATTGACTAAGAGGAATAAAATGACAGACTTCATCTATAATTGGTAATAGATAAGGATGTAATTTTTCTTCCGCAGTTCCTGGCAAATATCCAATTTTTTCTCCACTTTCTACTACCGGCCGAGTAATAATGATTTTTTTAACCTTTTCCTCGATTAAATATTCCAATGCCATGCCAACAGCAATATGAGTTTTACCAGTACCAGCAGCACCTTGACAAAATGTTATGGTGTTTTCTGCAATAGTTCTGATATAGTCTTTTTGATTTTCACTTCTAGGTTTTAATCTATTTCTATAAGCATGACCAAGGGGAGGACTAATATCATTTGTTAAATCTATAATTTTAGATTTTTTCTTACTCTTAGTATTTTTTCTCAATTTTTACCTCATGAATAAAAGTTAAAGAATACATGCTCCACCAGCACAACTGACCTCCTCTATTCCTGCGGTATTATCTTCTGTCTCCAATAATTGTGTATAATCTACTTTCTTAAAAGTATTAAATAGATCACAATAAATTTTCCAATTATATACATCTTTCATACAATATGTCAGGCGACGAGTATCGCCATCAAAATATTTGCCAGCAAAATTTTTCATCTTGGTTACAAACATCAGTTTGGACTCATGATGATCTTTATGTGCTTGATTTAATGTGACATAATCACAAGCTGCCCATAAATTATTATCAAAAGCATTTAATGCTAGTTCTATCAAACCAGAACACCATAATGCAGCATCGCCATATTCTTTGACGATCTCTCTACTAGTATAAACTGTAGTAAATGGTGCTTGTGGATAGTCTTTGTCTCCGCTTTGAGGAATAAGACTGATGCCGGCAAAATATTTACGATTATCATAAATATATTTAGTTACATCGTCCCATTCATCAGGCTTAACTGTTACAGTATTACTAACATTGTGGCTCAAATAATCTTGAGTACAAAGAGATTTATTCTTGCCAGAATTGACCCAGTATCTCTGAGCGTCCTTAACAACACTAAGCATTTCTACCGCTGGTAATTGATTCCTTAGTTTTGACCCATCCGGTACTTCTATAGGAAATTTAATTACTTCGTCAGTATTGTTGGCAGACCAACGAGATTTTTCGCAGGCTTGCTCGTTAAACCTTTTGAAGTGTTGATAAGGGGCTTCTAAAATATTGGCCTGTACATGGCGTATGTATCGTTTAGCATGATGGGGATGAATCCCCGAACTTGTACCTAACATACTACTACTAGTACCTTCTGGCTTTAAACAGGTTACTCTGGCTGCTTGGTTAATGCCTATAGCCTTAGCCATTAACTTATTGGTGTCTACAGCAATCTTAGCACCGTTCTTTAAAGTCTTTTCTGACAAAACAAGATCGTGCTTTTCCATAGTACCGGTTAAAGAGACTCCTAGTAATGCTTCTCTAGCGAATATTTTGCAGCTAATCTCACCAAGATAATCTAATTTAGTAAATCCGGCTTGAAGTGTTCCGATAATTGCGGCAGCCTTGCATCTTTCATAAAAATCGTTTTCGTCTTCAATAGACGAACAATTAATCGTTGTTAAATTACATCCTTGCCAACCGCTTTTTCCGCTTTCTTCGTCTACTGGCCACATACCAACTTCTACGCATGGATTAAATGTCATTTCTGTTGAATCGCTCCAAATGAAGCCGGGCTCTCCGAATTCTTTGACACTCTCCATTAGTGCTGCAAATTCTTCAAAAGTAGTTTCATCTTTTAGTAATAGCGCTGAGTTATTACTTCGTGCCCTTTGTGGATTTTCAATATACCAATTACCAGTTTTTGCTTTTGCCATTTCTTCATCGTCTGGACTGAATAGAGCAAGACTAGCGGATCTACGAACACCACCACTTAGTACAGCATCACTACTGTGCATGACTATATCATAAGCGTCTATTGGCCTTAACTTCTTTTGACCATTCGCTATACATCTGTCTAATAGTGTTCGTATTTTTTCTAATCCATTTTGTAGAGGTTCGAATCCTGGGGCTTTTCCTACTCCAGAACTAAGATCGGAACCCTTTGCTCTAATATTGGAATAGTCAAAAACAACATAACTATTCTTATAGATTTTGAATTCATCAATAGGCTTACTAAAATAACTACTAAGAAGAACACCCAGAGCATCAGCCCAGCCCTCAATACTATCTTCAATAGTATATTTGATACCCTCGTTATTGTCTTTTACATCATGCTCAAGTGTTGGTAATTTAGCAACATGGTGCTTCTGTACGCTAAATCCTGTACCACTACCACAAAGTAATAGCCAGAAACATTCCTGGAAAAATCTGAGTCTGTCGCAATAAGAACTAGTGCAGTTATAAATCTTGGCGTGTCTCTTTAAGATTGGTTCTCCACCAAACTGTAGTCCTCTTTGTGAGCCAAGAACTTTCTTCTTATACATCATCTCATACGCCCAGTCGATATCTTCTGATATATTTTTATCTGCATACATAATATGCATCATGTTTTTAACTCTATCTACTGCTTCCTTCCATGTTTCTCTTCTGTTCTTATCTTCTAGCCAACGGGCATATTTACTAACGAATGTATAATTTTGAAGTTCTTGTAACGCTGACATATTTTCTCCTATTTATTTTTCTGATATAACAAAGAAAGAACAGACATGAATCCTAGTATTACCGTGCCCTTAAATGATTGTTCGATCATATTTTCATTTCCGGCAATACTTTGATAAATAAAAACGAACACTGAAATATAATATAATAATATATAATTCATAATACACCACACAGCTGCTTCAGCCAAGAAAGATCAGGGTCTATATATTCAATTTCTATCTTGCTGAAATCAACAAATGTGTCAAATATTTTTTGTGCGTTATCATCAAACAAATGTGTACCATGTTGTTTGGTCATAACAACCTTTTTTACGCCTTCTTGCCATAAAGCCATTATGCAATCATTACAGCACTGGCCGGTAACATATGCTATTCCATTTTCTGGCCTAATGGTACAATTAGACAAAGCATTGCGTTCAGCGTGTATCATCCATGGATATTTATCTGGACGAGTATTGGGCAAGAATTCGTCAGAAAGACCTCTAGGGAAACCATTGTATCCTAGTCCTAGAATCCTATTATTAGAATCTGTAATTACGCAACCGTGTTGTGTTTGCACATCATGACTACGTTGAGATACAACCTTAGCCAATCCTAAAAAATAATTTGTCCAGCTTGGTCTTGCCATAATTACTATTATAGCAATACGTTCTCTGGTGTCAAGATTTTTTCATTAGCTTGTTGACTAGAATTAAACTCAACACTCCACCAGCAATGCCCATTACTATTCCAGATGGACTTACGCTATCATAAGTGCCTAGCATATATAATACCGCTCCGCCCATATATGAGCCAGCAACACCAATAGCGATAGTTTGAAAAAACCCCATTTTTTCTTCGCCAGGAACTATTGATTTTGCAATACTTCCAACAAATAAACCATATACACACCACACTAGAATATTAAACATTTGCTGTCTCCGCTAGAGTAAAAATTTCATCATCCGTGAGTTCTTCTCCTGTATTTAAAATAGCATTCATTAGTTCC